TATGACCCGTGGTATGCGTAAGGGTGAGATTGTTACCTTCTGCGCTGGTTCTGGTATCGGTAAGTCGGCGGTCTGTAAGGAGATTGCACTACACGTTCTCAAGTCCACCGACCGTAAGCTCGGATACATTGCCCTTGAGGAATCCATCGAGCGCACCGCTAACGGTATCATCGGTCTGGAGATGTCTCGCCCACTACACCTTGAGCCCTTCGAGGCTGACGAGGCGTACAACAAAGCGTACAAAGATACAGTCGGCTCTGGTCGCTTCTTTCTGTATGACCACTGGGGTTCTCTGGACAGCGACAACCTACTTGGTCACATCCGTTATATGGCGAAAGCTATGGACGTTGACTACGTTGTTCTCGACCACCTCTCCATTGTTGTCTCTGGTATGGGCGACGGAGATGAACGCCGTATGATTGATAACACTATGACGAAGCTCCGTGCTCTCGTCGAGGAAACCAAGATTGGCGTTATTCTCGTTAGCCACCTCAAGCGCCCCGAAGGTAAGGGACACGAGGAAGGTGCAGCCACTTCCCTAGCGCAACTCCGAGGCTCCGCTGCCATCGCCCAGTTGTCCGATATGTGCATCGGCTTAGAGCGCAACCAGCAAGACAAAGAGAACCGCAACCGCACAGCCCTTCGTGTCCTTAAGAACCGATTCAGCGGTGAGACGGGGCTAGCTTGCAGCCTCCTGTACGACAAAGAGACAGGACGCATAGCAGAAGAAACCAACCCACTTTTTGAAACCCAAGAAGGCGAAGCAAACCCGTTCGCTGCATAACCAAAGGAGACTATGAAGTACTGCTCAAATTTTCGCTATGACTTAGAGGTAGGCCAAGCAGCCGAACGTGAAGTGGGGGAGATGCTCTCCAACCACAAGATTGAAGTAAAGCTAGACAAGATGGCGGTAAAAACAGGGAACTTATTCATTGAGTATCGCTCCCGTGGAAAACCGTCTGGTGTCTCTACTTCCGAGGCTACCTACTACTGTTTTGTAGTTGAAGATTTGAAGTTGTTCATACCCACCGAGAAACTCAAGGCACTCATAGAGCCCCTCAAAGGAACCAAGTTCGACAAGCGAGGGGGCGATAACAACACAAGCTGCGGGGTTCTTTTGAAATTGACTGACCTCATACCACACACACAGAATCAAAAAGATAAATGACACGAATTGCATACTTCGACATTGAAACCAACGGCATTGAAGACTGGGCAACCCTAAGCGACTTAGAAGCTCTCCACTGTCTCGTTGTTATTGACCCACAAGGAACCCACCGTTACCGCTCCGACAACCTCCTAGAAGGTCTTAAGCGTTTAGGGGCTGCTGACACAATCATTGGACACAACGCTATTGGCTTTGACGCTATCGCACTGTGGAAGATGCATGGCTTCCGTCACCCCGACGTGCAGGACACCGCCATTATGGGACGCTTGTTGTTCCCTGATGTTCGTAACGACGACTTCAAACGTGAGGAGTTTCCCAAGGAGCTTATCGGCTCCCACTCCCTGAAGGCTTGGGGCTACCGCATAGGTGACCACAAGAGCAACCACGGTGAGACCGAAGACTGGTCTACGTGGTCACAGGAGATGGAGGACTACTGTGTAACTGACGTTGAGGTAACCAAGAGTCTCCACGAGTTCTTCCTCAAGAAAGGTATCGGAAACCTTAAGCAAGCTAACGACCTAGAGCACGGGTTTGCTAAAGCTATCCGCATCCAAGTAATGAACGGCTTCCCGTTTGACGTTAAGGCTGCTGAGGAACTCACCTGTTCCCTTATGGCTCGCCGCGCTGAACTGGACGTAGAGCTCCGTGAAGTATTTCCGCCAACCATTGAGACCACCAAGAGTAACTGGTGGCTTGCTCCAGACGGTACAAAGTCCCGCACTAAGAAAGCCCTAGTCGAACAAGGCTTCAAGGCAAAGGACATTGTTAAAGGTGACGCAGTAACAAAAGAGATACCGTTCAACCCAAACAGTCGTGACCAGATTGCTGAACGACTAATGGCTGACGGCTGGAAGCCTGCCAAGTTCGAGGGCAAACGACCAGCAATCAACGAGGGGGTACTTAAGGAAATCGGCACACCCCAAGCCAAGAAACTCCTTGAGTACCTCCTCGTCTCCAAGCGTCTCGGTCAGGTAGCTGAAGGGAACCAAGCGTGGCTAAAGTTAGAGAAAAACGGATACATCCACGGCTCAGTTAACACCAACGGCGCTATCTCTGGTCGATGCACCCACAGCAACCCTAACGTAGCTCAAGTGCCATCTACTCGTGCTCCCTACGGTGAGCGCTGTCGTGCTGCATTCACAGCCCCAGAAGGTAAAGTACTCGTAGGTGCTGACGCCTCTGGTCTGGAGCTGCGCTGCCTCGCCCACTACCTAGCTATGTTTGGTGACAAGGAATACGCCAAGACAATCCTAGAGGGTGACATCCACACAGCTAACCAGAAGGCTGCTGGTCTTCCCACACGGGACGACGCTAAGACATTTATCTACGCGTTCCTGTATGGTGCTGGTGACGCCAAGATTGGTTCTATTGTTGGTGGCTCCGCTAAACAAGGTAAGCAACTCAAGGCTTCCTTTATGGCTAAGACTCCATCCATCAAGAAGCTCTACGAAGCTGTAGCTAACGCTATTGAGACCAAAGGTATGCTCAGGGGTCTCGACCAACGACCACTACCCTGTCGCTCATCCCACAGCGCGGTTAACCTGTTACTCCAGTCCGCTGGTGCTGTTGTTATGAAGCAAGCACTCGTGGAGTTCGTTAAGATGGCTAAGCTTCCCTACACTATGCACGCTAACGTACACGACGAGGTTCAGTTCTCCTGCTCCCCAGAGCACGCCGACGAACTGGGACGTAGCTTCTGTAACGCTTTGACAAAAGCAGGTCAGGTACTCAACTTTAATTGCAGGCTCGACGGCGAATACAAGGTAGGAGCTAACTGGGCTGAAACACACTAATACACACATGAAAGAAACTAAAAACAAAATACTACTCATCGACGCTGATATGGTCTTGTACCGCTCAGTGTGTGCCGCAGAACAAGAGATGCGGTGGGACGACGACATCTGGACACTTCAAACCAATATGTCGGAAGCCAAGGCAGAGGTAGACAACCAACTGTCTACTATCACGAAACGCCTCAAGTCCGACGACATCCTATTGTTGTTCTCCCCTAAGCGTACCTTCCGTCACGACTTGTTATCCACCTACAAGGCTAATCGCTCCAGCAAGCGCAAGCCTCTAGGTATTAGTGAGCTCAAGGAATGGATGATGAACGAGTACCCATCAGAGATGTTCCCCAACATTGAGGCTGACGACGCTATTGGTATCTTAGCTACCGAAGACCCAGACAATCGTGTGGCTGTGTCTGCCGACAAGGACTTCGGAACACTCCCAATCACTTGGTACAACCACCAGAAGGACGTCCTGCGTATCGTATCAGACGCTGAAGCTAACCACTTCCACCTCGTGCAGTCCCTTATGGGTGACTCTACAGACGGCTTCGGGGGTCTCAAAGGTTGTGGCCCACGTACCGCAGAGAAGCTCCTAGAGAAGAACGGAGTAACTTGGAGCACCGTTGTGGACGCCTACAAAGCCAAGGGACAGACAGCAGAGGACGCGCTGTTGACCGCTCGGTTGGCACGCATCCTACGCCACGGAGATTACAACAAAGAAACCAACGAGGTGAAGCTATGGCAGCCAGAAAGTTAAATGCGATTGACCGCCTAGTTTACGACATTGAACAAGCCAACAAGAGACACACAGAAAATATGAGCAACGCAATTAAAACAGTACTACCAGACAGCGGAGAGCGCTCCGAATTTGACACAGGTGCAGTCCGTGACGCTATGAGCGGTAAGGGAATGCCCAGCTTGGTTCCTATTGAGGCACTCAGGGCTGTCTCCAAGCGTTTTGAGGACGGAGCTAACAAGTATGGGCGCGATAACTGGAAGAAAGGTATTCCCCTTAGTCGTTACGTGGACAGCCTCTATCGCCATCTCTGGCAGCTTATGGAGGATGACCAGTCTGAAGACCACGGTGGAGCTGTTATCTGGAACGCTATGTGCTTGATACAGACTAAGAAGTGGATTTCGGAAGGTAAATTACCAAGTGAACTCAATGACCTATAACTTTAGAAGAACCCCGTTATGAACGATAGCAGCAGTTATACGAATTTACCGCCAATCTCGGCGGCTCTTATAAAATGTCTTGAGGAGGTTTACCCAGCTCAGGACTTCACTCCATCTAAAGAAATACGTGAGCTGGATTACCACTATGGACAACGCTCCGTGGTGAACTTCCTCAAGCACACCTACCAAATCCAAAACGAAAATATCCTAACGAAAGATTAGTTATGTGTATGTCATCTCCTAAAATCCCAGACCCGCCACCTCCACCAGCGCCTCCCCCACCTCCTACCAAGACAGCGAAGAAGGTAGAAAACAAGGCACTTAAGAGTCGTCAGAGCTCCAAGAAGCGGGGCACTTCAGCATTAACTATTCGTCGTTCTTCCGTGAACACAGGTTCGCAGGGGATTGGCGCTAACATCTCTTACTAACTTATATGGCAGACCGTACCCTCACGATTAACCACGCCGATGGAGGCAGTGAAACTTACACAGTCAACCGTGACAAGTTCGCGGGGGTACGGAGTATGTCTACGAATGCGCTAGATTACGATGAGATAACCGTTAGTAATGCAGCTTCCGATGTTAATGGAACTTGGGTATTAAGTGGGACATCGGACGGCAGACCAAGATGGCGCCACCCAACAAACACTAATACTTTTCTTTGGAGGCTTAACATTTCAGGCAGTAAGTGGTTTATTCGAGATGACGACAATGACCCAAAGATGGTTCAGTCAGATAATACTGTATATGATTATCCTTGGGACGTGCCTAGTTGGGAATCTTTTGGGGGGGGCGTAAACTATCCCAACGTAGAGTTCTCAAATCAGTTTAAAACACTTACAGTAGACCACACAGCGGTTCCCAAAGAGCAGAACAAAGAGACTACCTTCGGGGGCTCCCAGAGTATCACGGTCAATCGTGACATTGAGCCGTTACTGAGTAAGGTAGTTGGGGGCGCAGCCGCTGCTTATAGCTTGCGTGACCTTAACGACTCGCAGGGTAACAACAATGTAGTACGGGTACGTCGCGAGAGCGACAACTCCGAAAAAGACTTTAGAGCCAAAGAGGTATCCAACGGAGCGATGGCTCGCTGGGTCAACGAGCAGCCTACGCTGCCGCTTGACCTTCGGGAACTGGACACGAATACAGGTGAGCGCGATGGTGCTTTGATTGAAGCAGCCGCTGCTTACTCCCTGCGTAATCTTAGCTCAAGCTACACTGGCGATGTGGTTGAGGTACGCCGTTCAAGCGATGACGCAGTCCAAGCATTTACTGCATCCGAGGTTGCCGATGGTACGCTGGAGGCTTGGGTAGGTGCTGGTAATGATGGTACAGTCAGTACTTGGTACGACCAGAGTGGCAATACACCAGCCAATCACGCAACTCAGACTGACCCTACGAAGCAGCCTAAGATTGTTAATGCTGGGAGCTTGGTTTCTGGTGGGTTGGACTTTGATGGCGTGGATGACTACCTTGTGACAACTCAAGGATACATTGTAGAGCTGTCCCAGAACCCAGCTAGTGTGTTTTGCGTAGCCACACCAGATAATACTAATCAAGGCTACTTGCTCACAGAGGGAGATAGGACATCCCCATACTCATCTCAATTTATTTTAAATGGAGCAAGTAATGGTAGTGTTACGGTGTGGGTAAATACTGTAGAGTTTGGCTCTGGTTTCCCAGCTAGTAAAACTCTTGGAGGATTTATTTATAATGGAACAACCTTCCAAGCATATCTAAATGGTTCGGCTGACGGGTCTGCTGGAACGGCAGATATCAATGCAGAGGTATTTAACCAGACATTTATTGGTACAAGAGCTGATGGAACTACTTTTTTCTTTGCTGGTAAAGTCGAAGAACTAATTACATATAAGTCCGACCAGTCCGACAACCGTACAGCCATTGAGGCTAACATCGGTGAGACCTACGGCATTACTGCAATCCCTGCTGCTAACGATACAGTCAACGGTTTCGTGCAGACTTGGTACGACCAGAGCGGTAGTGGCAATGACGCGGAGCAGACGACTGCCTCAAGTCAGCCAAAGATTGTAGATACTGGTGCGCTTGTTAGTGGTGGGATTGATTTTGATGGGGTGGATGATTACTTCTTAAGTTCGCACATTTTATCTTCTGATGATGTTTTGTCTCTATATGCAGTAGGTGCATTTGATGACCTGACTCAACAGGGAACAATGGTGCGAGATTTATTCTACGTTAGTAATTCAAATAACGGCGGATTTTCTCTTGAAAATAATACCTTTACTCTATCTGGTCGAATTGCTGGATATGGCGATGACGCTTTGGTTGCTCATAATGCTGAATCTTTTATAACGGAAGGAAGTGAATCATTATTTGAAATGCAGTTAGCTGGTGGGTCTTCAAGTTTTCACGTCAACGGAAGCAGTGTAGATACAATATCAGCAACAATGAATTCGGAAGATGGAGGTAGTGTATTAGCCATTGGAGCTAGCGCAACTGGAACGAATCCATTCATTGGTCAAATAACAGAGATTATTATTTACAACTCCGACCAGTCCTCCAATCGTCCTGCCATCGAAACAAACATCGCCAACCAGTACGGCATTACCCTATCTTAATTATGTACCTAATCTACGAAACCGAACAAGGAGCCATTGACCGCGCTGACGAGGAGGGCAAGTACCTGAACTTCTCTTACTGGACTGAAGGCAAAGGCACACGCTGGCTGACAGCTCCAGTTCCTACGGCTGACGGTAAGTGGGCATTGGACGTACGGGACTATGACCTCGATGACTACGAGGTTCCCTCAGTCATTGACACTTACATCGCTCCACCCACAATAAACGAAGAATAACTTTTCCCACCTACGCAGTGTGTTCCTTAACCCTATCGGTTAGATTCCTCGCGCTTGAAGGCAACACCAGTCGTAGGCTGGGTCTATTTCCAAATAAACATATATGAATACTGAATCAGCCCAAAGCCTCTACTCCAAACTGGAGGGTAAGCGGTACCAATACGTAGACCGCGCTCGTCAGTGTTCCAAATTAACCCTTCCGTACATTATGCCCGAAGAGGGCTTTGGAGCACACAGTCGCCTTGAGACTCCCTTCCAAGGTATTGGAGCTCGCGGTGTAAATAACCTAGCATCCAAGCTACTACTCGCACTGCTCCCACCCAACGCCCCCTTCTTCCGTCTTAACATCGACGCTCGTGGGTTAGCTGAGGAAGGCGCACCACCAGAGCTAGCTACAGAGATTGAGACAGCCCTCCAGCAAGTCGAAGAGTCCGTAATGGACGAGATTAGCCGTGAGACCTATCGCACTGCACTCCACGAAGCTCTGAAGCACCTTATCGTCACTGGTAACTCCCTCGTCTATCTTCCCGAAGAAGGCGGTATGCGTGTGTTCCACCTCGACCGCTATTGCGTAGAGCGTGACCCAATGGGCAACATTCTTTATATCTGCACCAAGGAGCAACTCTCCTATATGTCCCTGAGCCCAGAGATGAAAACTCTAGCAGGCGCTGAGGGCGGCGAAGGTGCTGACAACGAAGTCCACCTGTACACCGCCGTGTGTCGTAAAGAGAACGGCTGGAAGGTCTGGCAGGAAATTAACGGTAACGTAATCCCAGACAGCGAAGGCTTCTACGCTCTGGACAAGAACCCGTTCATCCCTCTCCGCTTTAGCCGTATTGATGGCGAGGACTATGGACGTGGCTACGTCGAGGAATACCTCGGCGACCTCCAGTCCCTTGAGTCCCTCCAGCGTTCCCTTGTAGAGGGCTCTGCGGCTGCCGCTAAGGTTCTCTTCCTAGTGAACCCTAACGGTACTACACGCGCCAAGACGCTCGCTGAGAGTCCTAATGGTGCAATCGCGCAGGGTAACGCATCTGACGTGTCCGTCCTTCAGCTCAACAAGTTTAATGACTTCCGTATTGTACAGGAAGCTATCGTCAAGATTGAGGAACGCCTCGGTCACGCCTTCCTGTTAACCTCTGGGGTTGTTCGTAACGCCGAGCGTGTAACCGCTGAGGAAATCCGTATGCTAGGACAAGAGCTTGAGACCGCTATCGGTGGCCTCTACTCACTCCTCTCGGTGGAACTCCAGATGCCCCTTGTGAACCGCCTGATGGCTGTGATGGGCAAAAAGAACAAGCTACCTAAGCTGCCTAAGGACATCGTTAACCCTGTTATCATCACAGGCGTTGAAGCCCTTGGACGTGGTCACGACCTACAGAAGCTGGATATGTTCCTAGCTGGAGCTGCTCAAGTCGTAGGCCCTGATGCTGTCGCCCAGTTCGTCAACGTGGGTGAATACTTTAAACGTCGCGCAACCAGCCTCGGTATCAAGACTGTGGGTCTGGTTAAAAGCGAAGAACAAATGGCTCAAGAAGCCCAACAAGCGCAGATGATGCAAATGACGGAGAAGCTCGGCCCTAGTGGTATCAAAGCAATTTCCGACCAAGCAAAAGCACAACAAGAAATAAGCGAGGAACAATAATATGGCTGAACTACAGCAAATGCAGGTAAACGAAATCAACGAGGAAGAGAACATCTCCCTCGAAAAACAGGCGGCTATGCAAGAAGAAGCTGCCCAACAGCGTAACCAAACGCTTGAAGCTGACCCTAAGGCTGGCAAAGAGACCATCGAGGAGCAGCTTAAGGAAGAAGAAGAAGAGCGCCCTGAGTGGCTCGACGAGAAGTTCGAGAGCCCAGAGGAGATGGCTAAGGCTTACAAGGAACTACAGAAGAAGATGTCCGAGCCTAAGCCCGCTAAGAAGACGACCGCTAAGAAGGAAGCAGAGCCTGAAGTAGCCCCTACGGAGGTTATGTCTGAGGCTATCGACAGCGCTACCAATGAGTTCTCAGAGAACGGTGAGTTGTCCGACAAGACCTTTGAAGCTCTAGAGCAAGCTGGGTTACCCCGTCACTTTGTTGAGGCTTATATTAATGGACAGCAAGCTATGTCTGTACAGCAATCAGCGGCCATCCAAGAGTCCATAGGTGGACAAGGAAACTACGAAGCTATGGCTGAGTGGGCATCTGAGAACCTAGCGGACAGTGAGTTGGATGCGTTTAACTCCATCGTGGAGACAAGCAACGTCGACCAAGCTAAGATTGCCGTTAAAGGTCTCTATTCACAATTCCTAGCTGCTGGTGGTAAAGGCCCGTCGCTAGTTCAAGGTTCCACCACTGGAGAAGCTGGTGCTAAGCCTTTCGGTTCCGCAGCACAGCTCACAGAAGCTATGCGCGACAAGCGCTATGAAACTGACCCAGCTTATCGTGAACAAATCGAGAAGCGCCTAGCGGTCTCAACAATCTTCTAAAAAATGTCTATAGAATTATTATCCATGCTCGGAGGTGGCATCACTGGTTTTGTGATGCGCCTCGTCGCCTCTCAAGCGGAAGCCCAAGGTAGAGCCCTTGACGCAATGCTACGGAAGCAAGAGGCCGTAGATGCTTCTGCTGAGGCTGCTGCAAACCGAGGTGGAGTCTGGGTGCGACGCCTCATTGCTATCTGCATATTGTTCGCAGTAATAGTCGCCCCTTTTATTACTGCTTTAATCAACGTGCCTCTGGCTCTCGAAAGGGAGTCAGGGGGCGGTATTTTATCCTTAATTTTTGGTTCTCAAAATGGTTACATTAACGTCGAAGGTTTTGTCCTTCTTCCAGAGGTACGCCAAGGTATGCTCGCTCTTCTTAGCTTCTACTTTGGCTCCTCAATGGTCAAACGCTAACACTATATCACTAAATGAATTTGTTTCTCTCATCCCTTCTTGGGAAGTTCCTAGCAATAGTCACCATACCATTATGGGTGATGGTGGGCTTGCTTATGGGCTGTTCCAAATCCATCAAGTTATGGTGGACGACTACAATCGTATCACGGGTCAAAACATGGCGCACGAAGCTGCGTTCGACCCTAAGTTTAGTCACCACCTCGCTTACACAGTATTATCACACTACAAAACGCACATTGAGAGACTGGGTAAACAAGTAACCACTGACCACCTGTTGTTCATCTGGAATGGCGGTGGAGGCGCTTGGATACGTGTTCATCACCCAAAGAATGACCAGAAGCAAAAGAATCTTATTCGGTACAAAAACCGAGCAACCCCAATAATTATCAAATACATCAATGAGCAAGCGAAAAGGCGTAAGCCTAAAGAAGGAGCACAAGTCTAAGAGCGGTGGTCTGTCAGAAAAGGGTCGTAAGTATTACAACTCCAAGACGGGCTCCAATCTTAAGCGACCTCAACCCGAAGGTGGGGCGAGAAAGCGTTCCTTCTGTGCTCGTATGAGTGGCGTCAAAGGGCCTATGAAGGACTCTAAGGGACGCCCTACTCGTAAAGCCCTCGCCCTCCGTAAATGGAAATGCTGACCTATGAGTTTATACAAAAATATTAACCGCCGACGTGAACTCGGTATCTCCCGTAGTAAAAAGAACTCTACCGTGAGTAATAAAGCCTATTCAAATATGAAGAAGGGCTTTCCTAAGAAGAAGAAATAACTTTCGTTCCAATAAACAAGGAGTAACTACTGGCCCACCGAGGTGGATAACCTGCGAGTAAAACGAGTGAATCGGAACACCTAAACAACCCTAAATAATAACTAAATACAGAAAGAAAATATATCATGGCTGATACAACTGCATCCCGTTTGGGACAAGTAAATGCAACTGGCGCTGTCGATAGCCTCTTCCTGAAGGTGTTCTCTGGTGAAATCCTGACTACGTTTGAAGAACAAAACGTGATGAAGGATTTGCACATGGTTCGCACCATCAGCAGCGGTAAGACTGCCCAGTTCCCTGTTACAGGCGTAGCTAGCGCTGCCTACCACACTGTCGGTGAAGACATCGTGGACGGCTCTAACGGCTACCTCTCAACCATTAAACACGCTGAGCGTACAATCAACATCGACGATGTACTGATTGCTTCTACGTTCATCGCTAACATCGACGAGCTGAAGAACCACTACGACGTCCGTAGCATCTACGCTAAGGAACTCGGTAAGGCACTCGCGAAACGCTTCGACATCGCTACGATGAAGACTCTGTTCGCTGCTGCTGGCGGTACTTCCGAAATCGGCGGTAACGGTGGTACTGAAGTTTCTGGTGCTACTACCACGACTGCTAGCGGTCTCGTTGACGCGCTGTATGCTGTTGCTCGCTCGCTTGACGAGAAAGACGCTCCAGAAGACGGTCGCTTCGCTATCCTGACCCCAAGCCAGTACTACACTCTGTTGACTGCTGACAATGTTGCTATCAACCGCGACAACGGTGGTGTTGGTAATGTTGCTGACGGTAGCATCGCTCGTGTTGCTGGAATCA